CGGTTCATGAACGCCGACATACTGAGCAGTACCCATGCCCGGATGCTGCAACTGGCCGTCGGGGACGAGACCCGAGCCAACCTGAACCAGTTGTTCAGCATGCGCCTGTACGAGCGAAGCATGCTGCTCATCGCCTGATTACAAGAGCCCTGCCAAGTGCGGGGCTCTTTTCTTTCAACAAATATTTTCCGAGAACGATAACAAAACGCGTTCTTTTATAGAGGCATTCGCTACACGTATGTGAAGGGGTCGTCCCTTCTACACATAGGAGCCCCTCATGAACCCACTATCTCTCACACCCACCGCCTCTGCAGCATCCGCCGCTTTGTACAGTGCCCTGTCGGAGTCCCCTCCGGCCCGTCACGGCGCCCGCACTGGGGTTAGTCGCTACCAGCCCCACGAAGGCGCCAGCGAGCAGCAACGCCGCCACCTCCAGGCCCAGCGCGCCATCTGCCTCATCCCAAGCAAGTCCGGCGACACCGTTAAGTCCCGCCCTATGAACGCTTGGCTCGCCAGCCGCCAGGCCAACAGCCTGGGCTACTTCCTGGTTGACGAAGTCGATGCAGTCAGTGCATCCCTTGACGCCGGCCTTGCCGAATACGACAAGCATGCTGTCGCTGACCTGGAAGGGGCCACGGCATGAACACCGTGCTCATCAAGTCCAAAGCCCGCGTCCGTGACCGCGGCGAGGTGTTCACCGCTGCGCGCGAAGTTAACGCCATGCTTGACTTGCTGCCAGAAAACGTCTTCTCTGACCCACTGGCAACATTTCTTGAGCCAGCCTGCGGCACCGGGAACTTCCTCGTGGCCATCCTTGCCCGGAAGCTTGCGCACGATGACGGCGCCGATTGCCAGTATTCCGCCAAGTGCATGTCTTCGCTGTACGGAGTCGACATTGCCGACGACAACGTGCTGGAAACACGCGCCCGGCTGATGACCATCTTGGCTGCTCATGCCAGCCAGGACCTAACCCCGCACCAGGTTGGCACCCTCCGAGGAATTGTTGACACGAACATCGTTGTCGGCAATTTCCTAACCGCAGGCGTTGACGGGCTGGGTCTACATCGCTGGGACTGGTCTAAGCCGTTCGCTGTTGCGTGGCCCATCGAAGCCGATGCGGGGGGAGTGGGAGTGGGGCTATGACCATCACCGAATTGATTGCAGCCTTGCAGGTTGTCCAGGCTGAGCACGGGGACGCCGTACAGATAGCTGTGTTTCGTGACGGCGACTGCGAGCGCCTGGACGATACGAAGCCCCCCGAGGTGCAGGACATGCGTATGTGTGGCCTCTATCGCCGGGCGTACGTTGAGCCTGACGACCGGTTCGCCATAGGCTCGACCGTGAAGGTCCTGGCCCTTTGACACCAAGCCCCGCCGGGGGCTTTTGCCATTCCACCGCCCAACGATACTCCCCCCCATGAAAAAACCATTTCTCAGATGCTCGGCACAGCCCTTGTTGAAAAGCTATTGCGTCAGGACCGGCGCACGCATGACCGCGACGCCAGTGAGGCCTGGCAGGAGTTTGAGAACTTCGGTGAGTTTTACGCAGCATGGAAGCACCAGTTCATTGTTGGCTTCTCCACGCCCGAACGGCTGGCTGCCCGGGTTATCCGCATCTACGTGCACCGGCAATTGTCGGCAGTCGTGAAGCACGGTGAGGCCGCGCCCGCTGGCGGATACGAAGCGCTTGATGCAGCCCTTGCCGAGGCTATTGAGGCCAACCACGACCTTCTGATGGCAGTTCTACGGGAACGCTGGCCGAGTGAATGGACCGACATAGTTCAGCGGAACGAGCGACCGGCAGGCGCGCTGGTTTAGCCCCTCATGCCTGGCTTTTTACAATGTCTAAAAAGGAACCCAATGACTCTCTCTGAACTGATAACAAAACTTGAGGCCATACGCGCCTTACACGGCGACGATGTGCTAGTGCTACGCGCACGTGATGACATCGGCGCGCTGTTCGATGCAAGCGAGGTAAAGACCGACTACCTGCACCAAGACGAAGAGGGCGATGGGGCGTGGGGTGATGACCCGGACGACAGCAAGGAGCAAGATGAGGCGCAGTGCGTCTGGATTTCCTGATGCACTCAGACCTCGAAATTGCTCTATTCGCTCTGTCGCTTGCGCCGTCCCTGGATATCTGCTGCCGCTACGGCTGGCGCGTCGCAGAACGCGTTTTCCGCAGATAGTCCACCTTAAGGTAGCCGTTCTCAGTATTCGGGCTTTGGCGAGAGGCCTTCGTAATACTGAACCAGCGAGGCCGGCGTGATGCTCACCCGGTGCAGCGCACGGAGCCTTTCGCTGTCGCCAACCCGCAGTGCTCGGACAGGCTCCAGTGCATTGGGATAATCTTCTGCGACGCCCTCATCAACAATCTTCTCCCACAGTGCCTCGTCCGCTGCGCTGCCAGCGCCTTTTCGCGCCTTAATGAGCAGGAACTGGCAGTAGTAGCGCAGCCCTTGCAGTTCGCCCATCGTTGTCGGGTAGTGCTCAATTCCGAAGTGCCCCATCATCCTCCGCAACGCCAAGTCCGCCCGCGGGCCAACCCGTATGGGGTCCTCCAGCGAGTCATTCGCTGAGTCCATCCCCTGAATCACGTCTTCCATCGGAATTTCGAGCACATTGCCCGGGTCGCGAATCGCCGCGAACTCGCGCAAGACCTTTTTCCGCCTTGCGCCCTTGATATCAACTATTTTTTCATTCATGCCTAGATGGTACCCGGCAGTTCGTGGTGTCTATACCGGCCATACGCACCGCTCGTCTACCGGTCAGGACACTCGGTTTTCATCCGAGCAAACGGGGTTCAACTCCCCGGCGGTGTGCCACCACAAACCCCTGGAGATACATGGAATCACTCACCGTCGACTTTCTGGCCTCGCAAATTGCCAGCGCCGAATACATCAACCCCAAGCCCACCCTGACCATTTGCATCCTCACGATGCAGAACGGCCTCTACATGACCGGCGAGTCCGCCACCCTGGACCCAGCCCGCTTTGACGCCGAAATCGGCAAGCGCATCGCCTATCAAAACGCCTTTGCCAAGCTTTGGCAACCGTACGGCTTCGCGCGGGCTGAACAGCACCGCTGACATTTAGGCTGCTGGTGTAACGGCAGCACCGCGGTCTCCAAAACCGCCAGTGGGGGTTCGAGTCCCTCGCAGCCTGCCAGGCCCGCCCCGTGCGGGCTTTTTGCTGCCTGGGTGCTACCTACACCCTTCATGACCGAATACATCACACCCTCCGACCTCGACACCTTCCTCGGCGCTGAACTGGCCCGTCTGACCACGGCTGGCCTCACGCCAGAACGCTACGCGCAGGTCATCTCTGACATCAATGATGAGGTGGGCGGCTACGTTGGCCCCCGCGTCCTGGCATACGTGCCGGCGGCACTGAAGCACCACGCCTGCGCCATTGCCCGCTACCGCTTGAACAAAGACAACGTGAGCGAGCGCATCAAGCAGGACGTGGACCTCGCCAACCGCTTCTTTGCGAAAGTCGAAGCCGGAACCTGGCTGTTGCCATTGGCCGATGACCCCGCCACTGCAGAGAACGAGTCTTCCGGTGCTGGCATCTGGTTTTCAGCCCAGCCGAGCCGCTTCACTGGCCGGGCCTTCTGATGGGCCTGACCGTCAAGGTTGAGGACAAAGGCGTTTCGCTCGCGCTCCAGCGCATGAGCACGCTACTGCGCGACATGACGCCAGTGTTTGCTGCCATCGGGTCGCGCATCGAGCGCAATGTGAACATTCGCTTTGACACGAAGACGGCGACGGATGGCAAACAGTGGGCCATGTGGTCCCCTGAGACTGCCGATGACCGTGCCAAGTCGGGGCGCGGGACGCTGCTGGAATACACCGGGCGCATGAGGGACAGCCTGACCTACAGCGCCACGTCTAAGAGCGTCGAAATTGGCTTCGGCCTTGACTATGCCCAGTACCACGAGCAGGTCACCCCCGGCAACGGTGCGCTGCCCAAGCGCGCGATGTTGTTCGACAACGGCCACCTCAGCGATGGCGATATGAACGATGCCCTGGCCGCTGCCCTTACCGCCTTTCGCAAACAACTACGGATTGAACGATGAACTACCTCGCCCCCCTGACCGTAATGGTCGAACGACTCCGCGAGCAAATGCCCGCCCATATTCCGGTCCGCACCGCAGTGGACATTGCACAGGTCCGTGACCAGGCTATCGGCCAGCCGGAGGTGTGGGTGGTGTTCCATCGCGACGAAGTCAAGGACACCGCCGGCGACCAGACTGTTGTCGAGTACCAGGTGGCGGCCATCTACCTCTCCCCCGGCGTCCTGCCTGACCTCGACCGCGATGGGGAAGTGCTGACTGCCCTGACTAAGGCCCTGGCCGGCTTCAAGCCGCGCGGGCTGGCCTGCGACCGCATCCGGCGTGTCGGCTCGATGGTGCCGCAATCGTGGCACGGCGAGAGCCTTGTGGCTTACGGAATGCTGTTTGCCACCAGCCTCGCACTCTGACCCCCTATCGCTATACGAAGCGCTATCCCTCTTTAACGTTAAAGGCTGACCTACCCCATGACCCCTAAATTCTCCCAACTGCGCGGCGACTTCGCGCTTCGCAATATCACCAAAGGTGAGACCGTATTCACTCCCGTATTTGACGCTACCACCGGCGCGCTGAACTTCAATGTGAGCACCGAGAAGGTGCCCGGCACCGGCAACAAGCCCGGCACCATCTTCACATATGAAACTGCCCGTGCGTCCACGCTGACTATCACGGCCAAGTCTCGCCATCTGTACTTGCTCGAGCAGAACTTGCTGGGTGAGTCCAACATCATTGCCGCGTCCACTGCGCCGATGACGTTTGCCTTGCCCGCCTTGAAGAAGGGCCAGATTTTCGAACTGCCCGCAAAGAACATCACCGCCATTACCGCCGGCGCCCTGGTGCGAGATGTGGACTTCGAAGTGTTCGCCAAGTCCGGCACGTTGCAAGCCCTGGCTGACACCGCTGCTACTCCCGCCTGCACCGTTGAGCACGGCGAATACGACGAGATTGGTATCTTCTCCGCTGACGCCCAGCATTTTGAAATCTTGTTCTTCTCCGAGGTCTCTGGCCAGTCTTACAAGCTTTATGACGGCTTGCTGGTTCCTTCCGGCGACTTCTCCCTGGTGCAAGAAAGCGGCATCGGCGAAGCGCAGGTTGTTTTTGAACTGTCCCAGAGCAAGACCGCAGTTGCCGACGCACGCCTTGGCAAGTATGGCCGTGGCTACAACGTTGCCTAAGTAAACCCTACGGCGGACCTGTTCCGCCGTTCATCTCACACCACACCATGACCAGAAAACCATTCCTCCATACCCCCGCTGAAGTAACTGTCAACGGCGAAACCTTCCAAATCCTGCCGTTCCCTTGGGGCAAGCAGCACATCGTGGCTGCCAAGCTTTTGCCGGCATTCACTGCACTAAACCCAACCGAGGGTTCCGTCCTGTCGTTTTCCGACCTCATTGAGGCTGGCGGCGAGGGTCTGATGGAAGTCGTGGCTATGGCCATTGGCAAGACCCGCGAGTTCATGGACACCATCTATGACTACGACGAGGGTAAGGAGTTGACCATGGCCGTAATCGAGGCGAACAAGGAGCAGTTCGTAAAAAAGCTTCTGCCGGACTTGATGAAGATGTTGGCCAGCAAGACGACAACTCCGGCAAAAGCTTAACGATTGACGACGCCGTCGGTGAGTTGATATCCGTCGGCGCGCTGTCTTATGAGACAGCCCTTGGGCTCACTGTCCACCAGATTGAGTTTCTGTACGAAAGCCGCCAGCGCGTAGAGGCCTCCCAGCGGGCCTCTTTTGCTGATGACGTTGCCGCTGCGGTCATCGGTTGCCTTGACAAAGACGGGCACGTAGCGCTTCGCCGGCATGTTGGGCTACTGCGTTCCATTGCGGATGGCCTGCCCTTCAACGCACCAACTCCCTACACGGGTGATAACTCAATCACGCTCTAAATGGCTACTCTTGCTCTCTCATTCCGAATCGACGCCCAGACCGCCGCTGCCCTGCAGCAGATTCAGGCATTCCAGCGCCAACTGGCCGCTGTCGGTGGCGTCAAGCTTCAGGACCCCACGTCTGCCCTGAAGTCCGGCCTCAGCGGCACGGCAGGTGAGGTCCTTGGGCTCGTTGCCAAGATGGCATCCCTGGCCGCTATTGCCGGCACCGTTGCCGCCGCATTCAAGGCAGGCCTGAACGTCAACGCTGAGACGGAGAGCGCTGTGCTCGGCATAAAGTCGCTGGTGGCCGCCCTCACCACGGTCAAAGACTCATCCGGCACGGTAGTCAAGGACCTCGGCAAGCGCATTGCCATCTCCGGCACCATCGCAGAAGACCAAGTCAAGAAGCTTCGCATCGCAGGGCTCGAGACTGCCGCGACCTTCCAGCAACTGCTGGGGGCGTTCCAGCAAGGCATCGGCGCCGGCTCATCAGCGGGCCTTTCCCTGGACAAAATCCGGGAACTGACTATCGGCATCACCCAGGCAGCGGGTGCCCTCGGCATGCCTATGAACCAACTGAACCAGGAGGTGCGCTCGCTCCTGTCTGGCGATATCAGTGCGGATAGCACGGTGGCCAAGGCCCTGGGCATCAACAAGAAGCAGGTGGACGCCTGGCGCGAGTCGGGCAAGTTGGCCGATGAACTGAATAAGCGCCTAGAGGTCTTCAAGCGCCTAGGCCCTGAAGCGGGGGCCACCTGGTCAGCCACGCTATCCAACATGCAGGACGCGGTGTCGATGCTGTTGGGCGAGATGTCCAAGGGTGCGTTCGACAACCTGAAGCAGTCCCTGCAGGGCACGCTCAGCCAAATCTTTGATATCAACACCGTAGGCATCGCGGACCCGTTCAAGGGCCTGGCAGATGTCGGTACTGCTGCGTTCACCGCGATAGGTGTTGTCCTTACCGATGCATTGGCGGGCGGCGTTGACCTGGCCAAGCAGTTGAGCGCCTGGTTCGTGAAGCACGAGGACGAGGTGCTGGTAATCGGAAACGCGTTCAGCGTGGTCTACGACAACGTCAAGGGCGTGCTCTCCTCGATTGTTTCCGCCATTGGTGCCGTCGCCAGCCTGTCTGTCGAATCTGGAAATGTCTACGGCGTGTTCGGGTCTATTGCAATCATCGTTGCACTCATCCAAGATGGGTTCCAACTCTGGAAGGGTGTCCTGGCAGATGTTGGCGGCTATATCCTTGACAAGGTCGGCGGTCCCCTGCGCACCGTTCTGGGAGGCCTGCGGGACTTCCTGGCAGCGATTCCGGGTATTGGTACCGGTCTGGCCAGTGCGGTGGACTCGCTGATTAAATCCATCCCTGCATCGGGTGACGGCCTCCATGCAGTAGCGAAAGGCATCCAGGCGGACTTCGACGCAGGGCGCACTGCCGTGGCACGAACTAATGCGGAACTGTCCAAGACCGGGCAGGAACTGCGTGAACAGGCTGCAGAGCGCAAGCGTGAGGCTAACCGTGGTGCCAAGGCTGCACCAACGGGCACGTCGCTGGGCAAGAAGGTCAACGACCCAGATAAGGCCAAGAAGGCTGCTGAAGCCTATGCTGCAGCCCTGCGTGCTTACGCTGAAGCCGAGACAGCCGCTGCTAAGAAGGTAGCCCAGGCACAGCGCGACATCGCCGAGGCTGCGCTGGATAAGAGTCTCCAAGACCGCCTGGTATCCCAGAAGGACTACCTGACCAAGAAGGCTGACCTTGAAAAGCAAGCGCTGGCCGACGAGATTGCCGCAGCCAAGAAACAGGCCGCTCTGCTGTCCTCCGACATGGCCGGAGAGAAGGACCCCGCCAAGAAGAAGAAATTCGAGGGTGACCTGCTGAAGGTGAAGGCCGAAATTACGGCGCTCGAAGCAAAGGGTGTCGTCATTGACACCAAGTTAAAAATCAACCTGGAAGAGTTTCAGCGCCAGATTGAGTCCTTGCGCGTGGATATCACTGCCAACATTCTCGACCTCAAGGGGCAGCCCTTCGAGGCGGGCCTCGCACGGCTGAAGAAGGAAACCGACGACTTGCTCAACGACCCCCGCGTCCGCGACGACGCCGCGCTGAAGGCCGCCGTGAGCACCCAGGCTGCAATGAAGGAGCAACGCCTGCAGTTTGATGAAGCCAAGCGCTTGAGTGACGAGCGCATTCAGATTTTGAGCATGGCCGAAGAGCGTATCAATATGCAGGTCGAACAAGGCAAGATGACCGCGGTGGAAGCCGAGCGCGCCATCCGCGCAGAGCGACTGTTGACCGCCGACTCCATCTTGAAGCAAGTCCAGGCACTGGAGACCCTGGCCGCGGCTAACCCCGGCAACATGTCCCTGGCGCTCGATGCACAGAAAGCACGAATTGAGTTCGAGAAGTTGAACACGACGCTGGACGCCACGGCCACGAGCATTAACCACGACCTGGCCGGCGCCGGCCCCGCGTTCTTGACAAGCCTCAGCCAGGGCGAAAGTGTCATCCGCTCCATCGGCTCTGCACTGTCTGACGTGTTCGGAAGCCTGGCCAAGCGTGTGCTCAAGCAATTTGAAGATAGCCTCTTCGAAGCGCTGCAGGGTTCCAGCGGACAAGGCGCCGGCGGGATGCTGTCCCAGTTCATCGGTGGCAAAGGTATCGACTTCGGCAAACTCTGGGGCGCAGGCACCAGCGCGCTATCCAGCCTGGGCTCGTTCCTGGGCTTCTCCGAGGGTGGTTTCACTGGCTCCGGTCGGAAGATGCAGGCCGCCGGCATCGTGCACAAGGGCGAGTATGTGTTCACCCAGGCCGAGGTCCGCAAGATGGGCCTGCCGTTCTTCCACGGCCTGAAGAGCAACATCCGCGGAGGGCACCGGCTGCCGGGCTACTCTGAGGGTGGACTTGTGGGCGGCGGCATGGCCGGAGTGGCCGAGCGTTCGTTCAGCCCAACAATCCAGGGCGGCGACATGCACCTCTCGCCTAACCTGTATCTGGACATGAACGACCTGGCGTCAAAGCTTGGTCGCAATGCACAGTTTGGGCGCGACGTGGCCAAGGTGGTCTTCGTCGACAACGAGAGCAAGATGCGCCGCTGAGGTAGTTGCTATACGCAGAGTCAGTTGTGAGAACTGATTTTCATGTGTCTCCTGAGTGTGTGGGGGAAGGGGTGGCTCGAAAGGGTCGCCCCTTCTTTTTCATTCAAGAACGTGTTTTTTGAAAGCGTATAAATCGCGTCAATCATTTATCGAGCCTTTCGCTATATGAATAGCAGACGTCCTGTCTGTTCTCACATCGAAAGACTCACATGAACACCATCACCGCTCAATTCATCACCTCTGACGCTACCCGGGCTGCCATCGCTGGGGGTGCCTTGTAATGAGTGTCATCGTCATCCCCCGCCCAACACCTGCCAAAGTTGCTGAACTGCGGGGCCGCGCCCAGGCGCTCTTGGCAGATTTGCCACCAACCGACAAAACGCTGCAGGTGGCCAAAGATAGGGAGAAGTACCTGGCTGCCATCGCGACTTGTGACCGGCTCCTGGCCGACCAGTGAACCTGCGGGCCCAGCCCTCAATGCATAGAGCCCCCACCAGGGGGCTTTTTTAATGGGCGTCCGTTTCCTACACGGAGTATGCCCACCCTCACACCGTTCAACTTCTCCGCCCCCCGTGATGCACGAACTCCAGTCGTTGAACGCCTGGAATGGGCCACTGACGTCCAGCCGTCCCGTAACGGCTCCGAGGCACGCTCGCAACTGCGCCCGTTCCCCCGCCACACTGTCTCGTTTGACGTTCTGCTGCACACCCCGCTGGCCCGGGCCAGCATGGCAGCACTTCGCACAGAAACACGTTTTCTGGTGCCACAGTGGCAGCATGTATTCGAGCGCCCAGCGGTTGCCCCTGATGCCGGCCTCTGCGCGCTGCAGCCCGCCATCTGGGCCCTGGACCACTCCGGCCAAGCCGTCGAGTCCGCCACCGCGCCCATCGACTGGCCAGCCTGGGCTGATGTTGCCGCTCCAGTTGGCCTGGCCCGCCTGGCCAGCGACCAGCGCACCGTGCGCCACGTCACCGCGCAGGTCGGCACCACCTCTGTGTCGTTCCAGTTCGAGCACTTCGACGAGGACGTAACGACCTATGCCGGGCCCACCTCTGCGGGGCTCCCGCTGCTAAATGTGTTCACTGAGACCGCCCAGTCATTCACCGAGCAAATCGACGTGGATGCCAACAAGAGCGACACAGGCCTCATCGACGGGCTCTACGAGTCCCGCTACATCAAGCGCGCTTTCACCATGACCCTGACCCTCCGCGACCGTGCCGAAGTCCTGGCGTTTCGCCGTCTCCTCTTTGTGCTCAAGGGGCGGCTGAACCCGTTGCGCTGGACGCCTCCTTTCGATGGTGAGCCCGAGGGCACCTGGCGCATGTCCGCTGACGCCGTCGAGTTGTCATATCTGCGCCCTGGCCTTGCCCAGTGCACGTTCTCCCTCACCGAACTGACCCAATGATTTACCTCTACCGCTTTCAACTCTGGTCCAAGCCCTACCGTGGCGTGCTACTCCAGGAGTGGACGCACACAAGCTATGCGCGCGCCATCACCCACCCGTCCTATCCCGGCCTGACCTTTGCCCCACTGGAAGGGCTCACACACTCGGAGATTCGCTATGACTCCGAGCGGAACGCCGGGCAGTGCACGATTACTGTGCCGCGCGACTTCCCCGTGGCGGCTATGTTCCTGGGCGGCTACCCCTATGGCTGTGTCCGCGTCCGCGTCATCGAACTAGACGCCGAGGTGGACGGTATCGCCAGCATCATCTGGCCAGGCAAGGTCCGCGGCTGCTCGTTCGACGAGTTCACTGCACAGTTGACCTGCACCAATGGCAATGAAGAACTGCAGCGCCTGGGCCTGCGCCTGAACGCGGGCTCCCGCTGCCAATGGGCCCTTTTCAGCGCCGACTGCGGGGCAAGTGAGACCGCCAATACCCGCACCGGTCAAGTGCTGGCGGTTTCCTCCGACGGCATGACTGTGACCACCAACCTAGCCGAGGCTGATGGCTGGTTCAAGGCCGGCAAGTTCAAGGCCAAGGGGCAAGTCCGCATTGTGACCAAGAGCACGGGCGGCGTGCTCACGCTACTGGCGCCAATCCTGGGCGTGATGGTGGGCGACACCATCACCTCAACAAAGGGCTGCGACCGGTCTTCCTCGTCCACCTCTGGCTGCAAGTCGTTCAACAACTACACAAATTTCTCGGGCTTTGAAGGCTTCGAGACACCCCGAAACATCTTTTCTGAAGGCGTTGCATAAGCATGGACTTCCTCCTCTACCTGGGCAAGTTCCTGCTCCTGACGGTGCTCAGCGAGTACCTACGCCCGAAGACCCAGAACGACAAGCCCGCAGCAGCAGGTCTAAAAGACCTGAACTTCCCGACTGCCGACCCGACCCGCCCGCACCAGTGGCTGATGGGCCGACGCCTCGTCGACAACGCGAATCTGTTCGCCACATTTGACTTCGAAGCCGCCGAGCGCACGAAGACTATCCGCACCGGCATTATTCGTCGCGAAACCATCGTCACGGGCCACGACTATTTCGTGAGCGCAGCCATGGTCCTCTGCGGTGGAACCGGTGCAAAGCTTCGCCGCATCTGGGCGGGAACAGACCGCCTAGTGTGGGAGGGCTCGATGGAGTCCGGCAATACTATCCCCCTCAATATTGAGTGGACGGAGCAAGGGCAGACCGACGCCCCGCGCGGGTTCAAGGGATTCTTGGAGTTCTACTCTGGGCCATCTGCTGCAGGCCAGACTTACTTCAGTCCGTACCTGTTGAGCAAGCGCGGCCCAGGGAATGTGCCAGCCTGGAACCACCTGACATACATCGTGCTCCGCGGCCTTGGGGACGCCACCTCAACGAACTCCGTGCTCTCTGGCCTAAGCGGTGCGCTTGGCTTTGGCTCGGTCGGAGCCTCCTCGGACGCGCTGTTGTCTGCCATTGAGCGGGCGCTCTCAATCGGGTCCAGCGTCCATCAGGGTATGTGGATTGGCACCAGCACGCAGGTGGAGCAACTGCGATTCGAAGTCGAGCGCATGCCCACGGCCATAAGCACCGGCCTCGGCGCTAACCCTGCCGGCTCCTTCTGGACTGTCGACGGCGACGCAAACCCAGCCTACGCCATCGCGGAAGTGATGACCGATGTGCACTACGGGGCCGGTATTGCTCCCGAGGAACTGGACGCTCCCTCGTTCCATCGTGCAGCCCAGGCCTTGTTCATGGAGAGCCACGGAACCTCGCAACTGTGGGACAGCCAGCGCGTGTCCGGCGAGGTTGTGCTCGAACTTTGCCGTCAAATAGGGGCCATCCTGCAGCCCGACCCGCTGACTGGTTTGCACACGCTGCGTCTACTGCGCGGCACCGATGAGCCCGTGCTTGTCCTCAACGACGACAACATCCAGCGCCTGTCTCAGTTCTCGCAAAACTCGATGGACGAGGCCACAAACTCGATGGCGCTGAACTACGCCTCGCGTGATGAAAAGTTCGAACTGCGCCCGGTCGACGTGCTCGACGACGCGGCTATTGAAATTGCGGGCAAGGTAATTCCGGGTACTGCAAGCTATGCCGGCATCACTAACGCAACGCTGGCCAACATCATCGCAACGCGCGACCTGCGCACCGTATCTTCGCCCCTGGCCACTGCACGGCTGTCTGCCATCGTTCCCAAGCGCCAGCGTTTCCTGCCAGGCGATGCGGTGCTGCTCTCGTCTGAGAAGAACGGTGTGGTTTCGCTGCGCATGCGCGTGACTAGCGCGCGCTATTCCAAGCCCGGCGAGTCGCTCTGTGAACTAGAACTAGTGGAGGACGTATTCCGCTCCGGAGAGGCCATTTTCAGCCCCCCAACTGCAGTGGCTGGCACCTCAACCGTCGCCCCTGGTGTCGTTGCCTGGTCTGACTACTCCCGCCAGGCACCGTATCCACTATCGCCTTCTCCGACGGAGCCGCACGCTATGTTCACAGCCGGCGCGCCGGACCTCAACCCAGAGCGAGCCACCGGCTACCGCCTCGGATTCTTCGACGACGCGGCCATTCGCGACTCGTCCACCGTGGCCTGGAACGATGAACAGACTGGGTTCGCGGCACGTGGCACGCTGTCGCTGGCACTGGGCTGGCTGCAGACGGGCGTCGTGCAAATGTCCTGTGGTGCAGGTGACGCATACACCATCGGGCGCAACGCAGGCAAGCCTGTCCTGGCCTACGCGGGGGAAGAACTGCTGCTGGTTTCGGCCACCGCGTCCGGGTATCTGGCGACAGTGACCATCCTCGAGCGCGGGATATACGGCACGATGCCTGACGCCCATTACGCGGGCGAGCGCCTGGTGCTGGCCTACGACATGGTGATTGACCCGGCAACGCTGGTTACCGGACCCAGCACTTACGGCACGAACTGGCTGATGACCGCACGGGCATCACGGGTGCGCGCGCAAACGATAGGCCGCGGCGGACTGGGAGCCTTCGACACCTTGACCAACGACGCGGTGGTGGCTGCAGGTCTCAACATAAGCGCCAACGTCATAGCGCCTTACGGGCCTGGTGACGTTCGTGTTGACGGCGAGAACCCCACCCGCAGCCAGCAGGCCGGTATCACGCCGCTCGGCGCAACTGTGGCGGGGGTGTATCCGACGCTGGCCAGCCGGGCGTTCACGTTCACTGGGCGCAATCGCCTACGCACGGATAAGTACCAGGGCTACCTGACCGGGACGGGTATGGAACCGGGGGCAACGGCTTACGTGACGGTTGAGTCTAAGCCCTGGCCCTCCAACGCAGACTTCGTTCAGCACGGCTCAATTGAGGCGACCAGCGGCGGTTGTGCGCTACCTGTTCTGCCCGCAGGCCTGCGCCTGGTTCAGGCAATGCTGACCATCAACTCGCCCACTGGCGGCTCCCGCACGTGGCCGTTCGCATGGTTCAAACAAGCCTGATAGCTAGACGAGGGGTATCCAACTGGAGCCCCTCTTATGTCATCTCGCCGCCTTGAAGACCTTCATCCAACCCTGCAGCCCATCGCCCGCCAGTTTCTGGCGCAGTGCGTAGCCGCAGGGCTGGACATCCTGGTCACGTGCACCTACCGCAGCCCCGCAGAACAGGCGCTGGAATACGCCAAAGGCCGCACTGCACCCGGCCCAATCACCACCTGCGCAAAGCCTGGGCAGTCGAAGCACAACCACGAAGTCGCCGGCAAACCAGCCGCCCTGGCGTTCGATATCGTGCCGATGGAGAACGGCAAATGCCAGTGGTCCAAGACGTGCCCAACCTGGCAGAAGGCCTCCGTGATTGGCAAGAAACTGGGCCTGTCCTGGGCTGGCGACTGGACCAATTTCAAAGAGTATCCACACTTCGAGTTGCTGGGTGTCCTGTAGTTGCCCCTGTATATACCGTGTTAACAGGCCCAACCCCTCCGTTAAGCCCCGTGTTCCCAGTGGAGCAGGGCTTTTCGTTTATAGGCGCGGCTTCGCAGACTACAGGGACCAAAACGCCAGACAGCCGCGATAAGGTTTTATAGCCCATTCGCTATACGAGTCTCCACAACCATTCTTTTTGGAGACATTCAATGACACCAGACAACAGCCAAGCCTCTGTGCAACAACCGGCCCCGACCCGATACATCTACAAGCGCTTCAGTGTGCTCAAGCCTGGGCTCCCCGCTGGGGCAAAACGCAAGAAGACCGACTACACCACGGTCAGCCTCTACCCTTCTGAGTTCGCGAAGGCGCTGCGCTTCGCATACGGTGACCCACAACTTGTGAGCAAAGCAGTCCGCGATGTGGCTGAGACAGTTGCCAAGACCGACCTGATGCCCGGCGACTTCTCACTGATTGTGCGTCGCAAGGCTCTCGCCAGGCTGCGGGGCCAGTTCCGCCCAGGCAAGGCTGCAGAGATAGCGACCAGTGTTCAGGCGGAAGCTGTGCTCGCTGCTGAGAACAACGGGGCCTGGGCTACGGCCTGACCATTACTGCGACCTATGGCAGCACGGCCCGCTTCGGCGGGCTTTTGCATGCTCTGCAGGTCTGATACGCGCGGTGTCCAGGGCCCGTTGCCCGAGTAAAGCCCAGCCCCGTCATGTCTGTCACGCCTCTCCCTACACGCCCCATACCCG